GGCACATTTCGCGAGTCTGTGGAAATCTGTCTTAGTAGATCGTAATTACTTCCTTAAAAAGGAAAATCAATCATATAAGTACGCTGTAGGGCAACCTATGGGTGCTTTGTCTTCTTGGGCTATATTTGCTTTATCGCATCATTTTGTGGTGCAATGGGCTCATTATAGAACAGGAGGGAAAAGTTGGTTTTACGATTACGCCATCATTGGTGATGACGTAGTAATTATGAATACAAAGGTTGCCGAACAGTATTTAGTAATCTTAGACCATTTAGGTGTAGGGATATCTATGTACAAATCTTTATCTTCGACATCCGGAGTTTTTGAGTTTGCAAAACAAATTCATTACAAAGGAATAAACTTGAGTGCAATTAATCCTAATGAGGCTATTAAGGCCTTTAAGGATGATGCATTTATGGTGTCGTGGATCGAAGATCTTGTGCAGCGAGAATTCCAGCCTGATTTGATCGAAGTTGCTAGATCAACTCTTCGGTATTCTAGACATGGTAGTGTATCCCCTTATCGAAAGATAGGTGGTATGCCCTACTGGTCGAGACGAATAGTGATAGCACTTACTTCTCCTTTTGGACCATTTCCTGTGAAAGCCGATGCGTGGATAGGGATTAATTCCTATTCACTCATCGATCTGAAAACTTATTTAATTCCGAGAGATCGGTTTAAAAGTAAGTTTGCAGGTGACTCCAGAGTAGCTAATGCTAATCTGAAGTTGATTACACAGGAGTGGGACCAATTCTGTCGCCACAACTTAATGTCCTTTATTAGGGGCATAGAGTCGGCATCCCAGCTTACGCTTGGGTTCCTGGAACAGACTTGGTTCGAGAAGATTTTTGGTTGGGTTTATATGATTTTTGCAACTCCTTTCCCATTAGTAATAATGAGTCAGAAGTTGAAAGATCGTATGTTTTATCCGAGTCTAGCGAGAGCTAGATTTGGCTATGGTAGCCCCGCTTGGTCTCAGAGCCTGTTTGATTTATCATTCCCGATGTCGGAAACGGCATTGGCTTATAGAGATTTCAAACGGTCGATTGATTTACATCGATTCTCTAGACAAATAGCATTCTCGTTACCTACAGAGAATCTGTATTCGGTTAACCAAGGTTTCGGTTATCAAAACCCAGTAATGGGTGGGGCGTCTTTGACGCCGTTTGGGGATGTTATTCCTCAAAATGATGACATGAAACTACTTGAACGGGTTAGAGAATTACTCTCTTACACTTATCAAGATTGGTTAAACGAGTATAGGTATCTGTACGGTTGTACGATGCTTGCTATATTGGTAGTCTCGGAATTGGCTTTGATAGGAGTGTGCCTAACACTCTAGGTACCGCATTAGCCTAATGGAAACAGGCGGGGTCGGTATCTTTGTAACTAATTCGATTTAGTCTATATAGGACTAAGGGTTCGCCCTGAAA